ATTAAAATGTAAGACAAAATACATTGAAATGAAAACAAATAGCATAACCGTGGGATATACAGAGATTTTAGTCCATTTTCAAATCCCGCTTTCTCCGTTTAAAAGATGGCTTATTTTAGCCATCTTTTTTCTTTAGAGTCATATTTTGAGTCATACTTTTAAAATAATCATTCATTTTCTTGGCATATCCCTCATCAATAGAGGCAATAGTTTTTTGATAATGCTGCTTCAAAACTGTTGATCCTTCTCTCCATCCTCCATGATGGGCTGTATATACTTCCGGTATTCCCATTACAGCAGAAATGGAAGCAAAGTACACTCTCAGATCATGAAAACGGATATGCTCAAGCCCAAGATTCTTTTTAAGTCTGTAGAATTTCATATCAATGGCTCCTGGAGTCAGGGGCACAATATACTCATCTGCCTCACCAATCCCTATCAATTCCATCTCATCATCAGAAAGATACACATTTCTATTACTGGAGTCTGTCTTTGGGATCTCCTTATGTACCCATCCATTAAGGCCCTTCACCACATCAGAATGGACATACAGGATATTACCCTTAAGGTCCTTGTATTTAAGGCCAGAGATTTCTCCTCTTCTTAAGCTGTGCCTGGATGCCAATATAATGGCAATCTGCATCTCTCTGGGAGCACTCTCATAAAGTGCCATGATCTGCTCATCCTCAGGGGCATTTGAGCGTATTTTTTGAGACTTGGGTAAATGTACCCTGAAATCACAATTATGCCCTGCAAAGGCCAAGGAACTACGCAAAAGGCCATATCTATTCCTTACAGTCTTAGGGGCAAGTCCCTTCTTGGTAAGCTCCTGGATGAAGCACTGGATATCATTTGATTTCAGCTTTCTGATCTTAATGCGCTCTATGCACTCAAAACTCTGTGCATCCTTTGTATAATTTAGGATGGTAGAGGGAGAGAGCACATCCTTATTTGCATCCAGGTATTTTTTAACAGCTTCCTTTACAGTAATATCATCTGTGCGCTTCTTATCGGCGCTGTGCTGATACTTGGCAGCCATCATCTCAGCCTCCTGCTTAGTGGGAGCTGTAAATGATTCATAATGCTTTTTGCCATCCTGGTCAGTGAAGGAATAAATCCTCACTCTCCAGGATCCTGATTTCTGCTTCTTAGCGGTAGCCATAGGGTCCCTCCTTTCATTTCTTTATGCCAGCATATCGCTGGAAGTCTCTGATACATCCCTTTTTTCATCACGCTTCACATCAAGGAGCTTGCAAACACTGTCTTTAATGCCTTCCGGTGCTGTGCGGTAGGATCTTATAACATTCTGCTCTTCATGACTCAGAGCACTATCCTTATTTATTCTATCCTCCATACACATCAAATAGACCGGGGAGCATCCAAAGAGCTCAGCCATCTTGGCAATAGTATCTCTTTTCATGTTCTCAACACGGCCCTTCTCATACTTGGCAATAGCTGAATCCTTGAGGCCAAGTTTAGAAGCAAGCTCTGCCTGAGTCCATCCCATTTCTTTGCGTAGCTGCTTGATTCTCTGTCCCATTTCCATTGATTTATTACCCTCCTAACATCTAAATAATAAGATAATATTGCCTAAAAATCAACAAAATAAGAATAATCGTCTTATAAATGCAAAAAAGATGTTGACTCAGTACAAAAGGCTATGATATTCTTAAATCGTCTTGAAAAGACGAATATTTGAAAGGAGGGATAACATTATGGACAAGAAACTCTTGAGATCTAAAATGGTAGCCAATGGTGATACATCAGAGGCCCTGGCTAGATTCCTGGGCATAAATAAGTCCAGTTTGTCTGCAAAGATGAACTGTTATAGAGGAGCAAACTTCACGCAGAAGGAGATGTCTGCAATCATCTCAAAGTATAGCCTATCTGCTGATGATATCGCCTCTATTTTTTTTACCCCACAATCGTCTTAATAAGACGGAAAAGTGAAGGCTGAGGCGGATTCTTGTAAGGGTACCCCTTCCAAGAATGTATATCACATTACATAGATGTATTGACATACATCTATGTAAAAGAATCTTATCAACCAAAAGAAAAGAAAGGAGGCCGGGGCATGAAAAGACAGCAATCACCTACAGCATGGATGCTTAAGAGCTATATGAATCGTATTCATATGCAATCATTTACAGAATTGGCAGCAGAGACCGGAATAGAGTACAGGAATCTGATGAATCGTATTAATAATCCTGCTATGTTCAGGGTTTATGAGATCAGATCTCTGGTAGAGGTTTTAGGCCTCAATGATGATGATCTCAACTGCCTTGTGAGGGGAGGAGAATATGTTACGACTGAAAAGATTACTAATTTTAGCCGGATTAGTAATGATCCTGACAGGGCTGAGCCTAAACAACCAGCCTACACCTAAGGATATTTGGGAGGAGATACCCTATGAGGAAGTACAGACCATTGAAAGACAAGAAAGAAAAGCAGAGGATATTCCAGTCCCTGGACCAGTCCAGGAAATCCAATCAGGTGAACTTACAAAAAAACCTGAGGAGGCAGCAGGGCCGGTGAATGAGTTTACTTATGATGAAGCACAGCTCCTTATGAGGATTGCCCAGTCTGAGGCAGGCAACCAGGGAGAGGATGGCATGTGGCTTGTCATGAGTGTGGTCCTGAATAGGGTGGACTCTTCAGAATTTCCGAACAGTATCAAAGATGTAATCTACCAGGCTCATCAATTCAGCTCTGTATCAGATGGCCACTTTGATGAGGCAGTCATATCACCTGATGCCCATGAAGCTCTGGCCAGGATAGAGCAGGGAGAAGTGGCGGAGCAGATTATTGGCTTTGAGGTAAAGGATTCTAAAGAGCTGGATAAGTATTTTACAAGAGCCTTTGAATTCAAGGATCATAGATTCTACACAATGAAAGGTGACTAAAAAGGGGATGAGGGAAATATTGAAAACAGATGAGGAGAAGGTCAAGATGATGGACTTTATCATTGGCAAGGTCCTTCATGAGTACAATGATAAGCCACCTGTTGAGAAAGGTTTCCACAGCCATGCTGAGGTACTTGGCTATCAGATACTCTTAGACCTTGAAAGCCATGGATTCATAACCAATATGGGCATCCAAGGCAAATAAAAAGACCTGTTGGGAGCAGGTCAATTCGTTGGGGGATTTCCGTAAAAAATCCATAATTTATTTTACAAAATCCTTCAGCTTAAGTCAATCTGCAAAGGGCTTAATGGTGCCCTTTGGATTGCATTATTAAATATTAAACTTAGTTGGAGCTGGGGGATGAAATACGTAGATTACCAATATATCTCGCACAACCATGTTGAGCATGAGGTACATGCTGAATTCAATTATGGAGCCAGAGGATCCAAGAGGGCAAAGAAGAGAAAGCCTACTCCCTTACAGATAATCAAACAGAATCACTGGAAGAAGGTAAACAGCTGTAGGAGGACAATGCAGATGAATTTTAAGGAAGGAGATCTCTGGGTAACACTGGCATACAAGAAGGGCACCAGGAAGGAGATGAAAGCCTTTCAGAAGGATGTAAAAGTCTTCCAGGATATGCTGAGGGAATTGTATGGCAGAGAAGGGCAGCAACTCAAATGGATCAGAAGGCTGGAGATCGGAAAGAGAGGAGGCCTTCATGCTCATTATGTTATCAACAATATTGATAATGCACCCCAGATGATACAGGCCTGCTGGAAGAAAGCTGTAAAGGATGCAGGAAGGGTATATTTTACCACCATAGATGAGGAAAACGGATTTGAGGGACTTGCAGAATATGTCTGTAAGGATCCTACAGAAGAGATCCAGGGGCAATTATCATTTCTTACACCTGAATCCCGGAAGAAATTAGTATCCATATCATCATCCAGGAATCTGGACAGACCATCACCTGTTAAAAGGACCATCAACCCATGGAGTATAAGGGACATTCTTACTGGCCAAAGGACCATAAGACCAACAGAAGGATTCTATATCGAAAAAGACTCCATTAAGGCCGGAATAAACAAATACACAGGTCTTCCATACCTAAGATACCGGGAAAGCAGAATCAAAAAGGATCCTCCAAAGGAAATTGTAAAAGAGATCCAAAGACCTAAACCAGCTCCCAAGCCTCAGAAGAAACCAACAATCATAGACAAGGTAAAAGGCTTCTTTAAGAAGCTAAGGAGATGAATATGGTACAGAAGATAAACATTTACACCATGACCAACATAAATGATCCATTCAGATACTGCAATGGTGGCTACATAGGCATAGCGGAATACTATGCCAAAAAGAATGATGATGGCACTGAGACCACCTTAAAGGATGTTATCACAGTCTCTGTCAAAGAGAAGGCCATAGGAATGACCAGCCGGGAGGCGGAGATAGAAGCTCTCATAAGGACCATCAACCGCTGTGAAAAGGCCTGCGAATTGACAATATTCACAGAGGATGCATTCATTGCCCAGGTCCTTAGGAATAACTGGATTAAGACATGGCATGATGCTGGCTGGATCAAGGCAGATGGCAAGGAGCCGGTGGCAAGTAAGGAGTGGTGGGAGAGACTCTATGAGGCGCTTAAGAAGCATACTCTGGTGAAGGTAGTGGCAGCAGGCACTCATAGTTATCGCTCCTGGATGAAAAGTGAGATTGAGGGTTATAAACCGACCTTAAATAAATGTCTTGAAAGCCTCATTTCATCCAGTTGTAAGTCAATTGAGGCTATCAACAGAATAGCGCAACCCCTTGAAAAGTCTGACATTGTTAGAAATTCAGAGGTACAAAAACAGCTCTATAACTTGATTTTAACATGCTCTTTTTACATGGCTGAAAATGAAACACAGAAAACAAGCGGATTTGTGAAGATAGAAAATCATGCAGATTGCATAAAGTCCAGTTATGAGCATGAATTGGAAATTAAAAATACAGTAAGTGTCTAACTATGAGCCACTTTGAAAATACCAAAAACAAGGTGCAGTTGGATGAATACTGACTTTCAAAAGGAGGGAGAAAAGTGGAAGAAAACGAATTTGTAAAGAACATGGGCACATGTAAATTTTGTGGCCAGACAAGGATGGTGAAGACCATAGGGGACATCACCCAGAGCAAGGCGGATGAGATTGCCACTAATGAATGTAACTGTAAGGATGCAAAAGTCTTTCAGAACAGAGAAAGCAAGATCAAGAAGGCCCAGGAATGGGTGAGACTCAGATTTGAACATCAGCCTAATATACAGGAAGTCTTTAATGTGGCTGTGAAGGCTGTGGCCAACCATGACATTGAGAAGACATCCATCAAGGAAGGAGACTGGACTCACAGCATATTCCTGGACTCAGATGGATACCTGAATGTGAAGAGCAGCAAAAAAGTGGAGGAAGAGGTAGATTTCTCATGAGCAAGAGATCAAGAGCCTGTGATATCTCTCAGAAGGTAAGGCAGCAGGTCAAGGAGAGGGATAGGGGATGCATATTTTGCCATCTTGGCTACAGACTCCCCCCAGAGGATGAATTCACAACCTGCACCGGGACATTTCAGATCATGCACCTGGTGCCAAGATCTCAAGGAGGTAAAGGAATCCCTCAGAATTTGGCTGTAGGATGCCTATGGCACCACAATATGCTGGATAACGGAAACCAGGGCAACAGAGATGAGATGATAGGTCTTTTTGAGGCATATCTCAGGGCGCGCTATAAGGACTGGGACAGAAAGGAACTGATCTATAACAAATGGAGCTAAAGAACAGACCGAAAAGGCAGCTGCAAAGGAATCTTGATATTGTGGCCTTAAGGGCAGCAGGCATGTATTATGGCCAGATTGCCAAGAGGTACAACATATCAATAGCAAGAGTGAGGCAGATCATAGAAGCCTGGGAGGGCAGAGATGATAAACAGGAGAGATGCAAAACTTGACAGCCTCCTGGGCAAAATAGTCAGGATCACATTTGAAAATGGCCAGACTAAGACAGGAGTACTGGAATGGGACATGTTTTACAAAGGGAAGCCATCAAACAGCTACTCATTATATGTATTTGGCTATGGGTATTTCTTTTTCAAGAAGACTCATGCAGTCAGGGCAAAGGAATGGGAAGAGACCAGGCAGAAGGAGCTTGTATGAGGCTTGTGGTCAAATATTCAAGCAGATACCCATACCTTCCTGAAGCTGTGGGAGACAACTTTCATGACCTTGGGAGGATCCTTGGAATATCTGCCAGTGCAGTAAGCCATGCAGTGCATAGGGGATCAAAGATATACAAAGTAATTGAAATAGAGCCGGAAGTATGGCCGGAGGATAAGGAGACACAATGAAATCAAGAGGAATCGTTAATCTGCCTGTAAGCAGGCTGATACCACATCCTGAGAATCCCAGGAAGGATCTTGGAGATCTCACGGAAATGACAGAATCAATCAAAAAGAATGGAGTATTGCAGAATCTGACTGTAATCCCTAAGGGCAAGGATAAGGTAACGGATGCAGATGCCAATACAGCTGATTACTACATGGTCATTATAGGCCACAGACGTATGGCAGCTGCAAAGGCAGCAGGCGTTGATTATGTGCCTTGCAGGATTGTGGAGGGTATGACACATGAAGAGCAGCTCCTCACAATGCTTGAGGAGAATATGCAGAGGCAGGATCTCACAATCTATGACCAGGCACAGGGCTTTCAGATGATGCTGGACCTTGGCCAGACCATAGAGGATATAGAGGCAAAATCAGGCTTCTCAAAGACAACCATCTATCACAGGCTGAACATTGCCAAACTGGATAAAGATACCCTCAAAAAGAAGCAGGAGGATATAGCTTTCCAGCTCTCTATCACAGATCTTATTGAACTGGAGAAGGTAAAGGATGTTGAAAAGAGAAATGAGATCCTAAAGAAAGCAAAGAATTCATCAGAGCTTAAGTACCTGTCAAGTCAGCAGGCCAAAGAAGCTGAAAGACAGGAAAACTTTGAGAAGATAGCAAGATACCTTGATGCTCTGGGAGTGGAGCCACTACCGGATGAAATTAAAGCCTGGAATTGTGACAGACTTTACACCATCCCTCTGGATGACTTTGATCCTGATCTCCTGGAGGATATCACAGAAGGAGAGGAGCTTTATTACAGCAGAGGCTGGGATTCAGTATGCGTATATACTCCCAGGCAGCAGGAAGAGGAAAGAAACAATAAGCAGGAGCTCCATCAGAAAGTATTGGAAACAAGGGACGCATTAAGGAGCGCTATTTATGGCATGAATGACTTAAAGAAGCAGGCTCTTGAAGAGATTGCCCTGGGAAATCTTAAGGCAACTAATGAGGAAACAGCCACCAAGGCTCTGTGGCAAGCTGTAATGTGCCTTGGCACAAGTGTAGACATAGAGGAAATGGTAAGAATATGGCTTAATCTCAAAGGGATTGATGTTGATAACATGGAGGATCCTGAGGAGGCAGAGGATGCCTATAAGGAGACAGAGACCTTTGTATTTAAACTCTCAATGGCCAGACAGTTTGCCCTTCTTTTATCAGATTCCTACATCCAGGGACCTATAAATGAAGCAAACGGACAGCCAAGTGAGAGGGCTGTAGAAAACATAAAAGTGCTGGATATTGCCCTGAGGAATTATGGATTTGTGACCACCAAAGAAGATGAGAGTCTTTTAGATGGCAGCAGTCCACTTGTGCAGGAATATGCAAAAGCAAAAGCGGAATATGAAGCATAAATAAGGCCTTTTGGCAAGGAATTTATCACACCAATAAAATGCCCTGGGCTTCCAGGGCAGGAAGGAGGTAATTGTGGGGAGGAGGAAGAGAAGTGTTAGAGAAAATACCAAGCATGAGATCAATACTGCCTTTGATAAGCTCATAAATAACCATGCACATGGGAGGCTTCACTTAGGATCCACAGTGATAAGACCTGCCTATGCATACACATCACAATGCTTTAACAAAGACATGAGAGAAGGAGTAACGCCGGGGAATTATGTGGCCAGAATAAAGGAATGAGAGACGGATTAGTAATATTATTGGCATTTCTGCTCATTTTGAAGTGTGCGCTGGACTGGATCCAGCTTAAGGATGAGCTAAGGGAGATGAGAGGGGATGAGGAAGACAAGCAAGGAGAGGATGACAGTACCGGAACAATTAGAAGTTATAAGGGAAAAGATCTGTGACGGATACTGCAAGTACCCTCAAATGAGACCACAGGGCATGACCAGGGAGGAATATGATTCATACCTGGAGGAAATTTGCGGAAGATGTCCGCTGACAGACTTAAAAACGTATGAATGAGCTGCATGGGCAGCAGGAGGGAAAATGAAAAAAGTGATAATTTGTGGAATACCTTATGAAGTGATTACCAAAGAGGTAATCGATTGTGAAGGAGAAGGCAAAACGCTTGGGTACATAGACTATGCTAATCAGAAAATCACATTAAGAGAGGATCTGCCTGAGGAGACAAGAAAGGAAACTCTGATACATGAGATGATTCACGGAATTTTGTGCCATATTGGCAGAAATGATCTGAATAATGAGGATTTTGTGCAATCAATGGCCAATGCCTTATTTAATAGCTCAATAGAGATAAAGGAATAGACTATGGGAAAGAAAATACTATCAATGTGGGTGGCGGAGTCGGATGGAGACTATAATGGCCAGCCAGTATATGACATATGGCAATGCGGTTCATGTGGTATATACCCGGATGAACTCCAGGAAAGCACAGACTATCCAATATGGAGATACTGCCCATATTGTGGAGCGAAAATGAAAACAGAGGAGGAAGTGAGGAATGAGACTGATAACCAGGAAAGTTGAACAGGCTGACTGGCAGCAGGTTAAGAGACTTGTGCAGGAGGACATGCTCCATGTAGGAGATCAGGTGGAGGACTTCATCAGAAGTACTCCAATGACTTTTGAAGTGGCTGAGGTTTTAAATGAGGGAGTCTATTTTGTAAGTAAGCAGCTGTGGCCGGAAACAGTGCAGTGGAATAAAGAAAGGACCAATAAGGGAGGCTTTAAGGATTCAAATGTAAAGAGATTCCTTAATGAAGAGATCTACAATATTCTCCCGGATGAGATGCAGGAAGTCATTTCTGAGAGGCAGGTCCTTCAGATCATAGACGGAGTAGAGGAAAGATTCCCATGTAAATTATGGCTGCCAACAGAGTATGAAGTATTTGGAGAAGAGGCCTGGGTAAATGATGACCATGAGGGGCAGCAGTTTACATACTTCAAGGATCCAAGCAACAGAGTGAAGTGTGATGATGAAACAGGAGAAAGTGAGTTTTGGTGGCTTGCCTCTGTGTGCAGTGGGAATTCCACTTACGCCTGCTATGTCACCAACTACGGGAGTGCCAACAGCGGCGGGGCATCCTACAGCGATCGCGTGCCCATCTGCTTCCTAATCGCAAAAGAATCCAAAGAATAATCACGCCACCCTCCAGTGGCGTGATAGGAGGAAAGTATGAAAATTAAGCTATATTCACCATACAATCACTTCCCAAGCTATATCCCAAAGGAAGGAGAGAAATATATCCCCTGCTACAATGATGCCTTTGTCATGCAGGAGGATAAAGAGCCAAGGGCAATAGCTCTTTTGATAGAGCCAAGGCCCTTGCAGCCTAAGGTATATAACTACATAGAGAAGTACTATGGGAAATTCGTGTATGTATTCACACATGACTCAGTGCTCCTCAAGAAGATCCCAAACGCAAAACTCATAATATGGGGAGGCGTGTGGAGCTGGGCAGATGAGGAGAAAGATTTTAATCATCCTGTCTCCATGGTGGCCTCCTGGAAGGGAGAGGCGCCGGTGAGGATCCAGAGGAGAGAGCTGGCCAAGGAATTAAAGGGAGAAGTAGATACTTATGGCACATTTGATGGAGGCCAGTTTGCATCTACTCATGACATATATGCAAAATATCCCTTCTCAATAGTTATTGAGAATCACATAGATGATTACTGGATCACAGAGAAGATATGCAACTGTTTTGCAAATAAGACCATACCAATATACTGGGGAGCCAGGAAAATCTATGAGTTTTTTAATCCTCAGGGCATCATAACCGCGGAAGGGATAGATGATATAAAGATGATCCTGAAGCAGTTAAGCCCGGAAGTCGATTATTACTCAAGATTTGATGCGGTACAGGATAACTATAAAAGAGTCGGGGCTTATCAGAAATTTGAGACCTGGTTTATGAAAGAATATGGGGAATTATTGGAGGAGCTATGAAGCTATCAATCATTATACCGGCATATAAGGCAGAGCCTTACATATATGAATTATTTGATTGCCTGGAGCCTCAGATCACAGAAGATGTGGAAGTCATGGTAATAGATGATGGCTCTCCCAAGCCGGTAGAGGCCACATATCCATGGATAAAACTCTACAGGCAGGAAAACAAGGGAGTGAGCCCTGCAAGGAATTATGGAATAGAGCATACTACAGGGGAATACATTGCCTTCATAGATGCAGATGATCTTGTGGCTCCCTACTATGTGGAGAAGCTCCTGGAGAAGATAGAGGAAGGATTTGATTATGTAGAATTCTCCTGGAAGTCATTACCTGGAGACACAGAGCAGTATGATTGCAAGCTGAATGGCCCGGATGACAAGATGGAGAATCCATCAGCCTGCACAAGGGCATTCAAGAGATCCTTTATAGGAGATACAAGATTCTTTGAAAAGAAGATCTCCAGTGAGGATGAGAATTTCACAAGGCGCCTCAATTTAAAGAGTGGCAAGAGATCTTTTATCACAGATTATATGTATTTCTACAGGACTGGCAACCCAAACTCAAAATCACACAGATTCTGGAGAGGAGAGCTGGAATCCAGGCAGATTGTATATCATTACAGACATGTCACAGATGATATGACCTGGCTCATTGATGAGATCAAGAAGGAAGATGAGCAAAACTGCGTATGGCTCCTTACAGAGCAAAATGATATTCCTGAGCTTGAGAAATATTGCAGAGTCAGAAGGCCTATGCCAATAAGAGGCATGGAATTAAGAGGAGAGCCCACAGATCTCTTCAGACAGGTAGAGATGCCAATAAAGACTCAGGTGGTCATATGGGCAAGAGAGCTCCCTTTAGTAAGTGGACTCTCCAGCTTTGTATATAATTTCTGTGCAGTCATGAGAAAGCACTATGAGATCCTTGTATTGTATGATTCTGGATCTCCTTTGCAGGTGGAACGCCTAAGGAAGATTGTAAGAGTCAAGAAGACCAAGAAAGTCATAATGTGTGACACGCTCATAGTAAACAGTGTCTTAGGAGGACTTCCTAAGAATGTGACCTATAAGAAAGTGATCCAGATGTGTCATACCTGCATGTCAGATAAATATACAATCCCGGAAGCAGATGAGATTGTATTCACTTCCCAGGCAGCAGCCAGTAGATTTGGAGGAAAAGGTAATGTAATCAATAATCTCCTGGAGAGATCAGATTGCAAGCCAGCCCTCACACTGATATCTGCCACAAGGCTCTCATCAGAGAAGGGATGGGATAGGATGGTAGCACTGGGTAAGACCTTTATAGAAAAGAAGATCCCATTTGTGTGGTATATCTTCACAGATGAGGATATAAAGATGCCAATGGCAGAGATGGTAAAAATCTCTCCCAGACTAGACATATATCCCTTCATCAAGGCAGCAGATTACCTGGTGCAGCTCTCAGATCAGGAAGCTTTTTGCTATTCCATAGTAGAGGCCCTCACACTGGGCACGCCGGTAATAACTACTCCCATGGATGTCCTTGAGGAGCTTGGAGTCATAGATGGAGTCAATGGATATGTAGTGCCATATGACATGAAGGGAGTACAGGCAGCCAATATTGACATATACAGACTAAAAGGCACATTCAATTATACATATGACAATGGGAAGCGGATAAAGAAGTGGAAGGACACCATTGGAAGAGATCTGGCAGAGGTAAGCAAATATGATCCTGAAAGGAAGACAATGGTAAAGGTCTTAAGACCATATGATGATATTGAACTGAAGCAGAGGCAGCAGGCCGGCACCAAGCTATTCATGCCACTAAGAAGAGCTGACACTGTAGAGGCAGCAGGCTGCTGCACAATATTGGAGGAGCAGGGATGATTGCAGAATTGTGGGGAGTACTTAAAACACTTTTAATCCTGGCAGGAATATTGACAGCCGGGATATGGCTATTTTTATTAGTAATACTTTTGCTGATGATAATAGCAACTGTTATCAGAGGAAAGAGAAAATGATAGGAAAGATCAGAAGATTTCTCTGTTTTCACAACTATGTCACAGACTATAAGCTGCATTTTGATGGGAAATGTTTTTGCTATTACTACAGGTGCAGTAAATGTGGCAAAGTCCTGGCAGAGAAGTGGACACTGTAAACAACAATGGGGGATAAGGGGATGACAAAGGAAAAACTAGAGCAGCTTGTCAGTCTCAGAAGTGAAATTGTAGAGCTGGAATTTGAAATTGTAAAACTCCAGGACCAGTGCAAGGAGGTAGTGACTGATAAGGTCATGGGCTCCTCACTAGACTTCCCATATACCCAGAAGCCAATCATAATAAGAGGCTACAATATACAGCGCCTTCCTGGGAGGCAGGCTGCCATCCAGAGGCGTATGAATCTCATAACTGAGCGAAGGCAGCAGGTGCTGGATCTTGAGCTTGAGATATCGGAATACATAAATCACATACACAATTCAGAAATAAGAAGGATATTCCATTTAAGGTATGAGAGAGGACACACATGGGAGCAGGTAGGGGAGGAAATGCACTGCCATAGATCTACAGCCGAAAAGAAAGTAGACAGATATTTGAAACTACATCAGTGAGGCTGTCAAGGCAGCAGGGTAAAATTTCACACTTTTCACATTACAGACATGCTAAAATGATAGTAGGTGAAATTGTGTTGGCTTATCCCTATGCAATTACTATCCTAAGGAAAGGGCTTTGCGGATGCGCAGAGCCCTTTTGCTGTGGAGGATCTCTTTACCGGAAAGGCAGGTGAGGGGAATGGATAAAGCAAAGGAAAAACTGACAGAAAGGCAGAAAGCGTTTTGCGAATACTATATTGAGTCTCTGAATGCCACAGAGGCAGCCATCAAGGCAGGGTATTCAAAAAAGACAGCCCGGGCAATTGGAGCTGAAAACCTAACAAAACCTTACATCCAAGAATACATTCATGAGGTAGTGGAGAAACTACGCTCTGGAAGGATCGCGGATGCAGATGAGGTACTCAGCTATCTCACACAGGTAATGAGGGGAGAGCTCAAGGACCAGGATAATAAAGCAGCATCATTATATGACAGGACTAGGGCAGCAGAGCTCCTGGGGAAGAGGCACCGGCTGTTTATTGACAAGCAGGAGGTATCCGCCAGTGTGGATGCTGTCACCATCATAAATGACATACCAAGGAGCAAAGATGGAAATCAGGCTGAGTAATCTTATAGCTCCTCAATTCTATGATATTCACTGGGACATCATAGAGGGTAAGCATACCCATTACAAGCTGTATGGAGGGAGAGGCTCTACAAAATCATCCTTCATAAGTCTTGAGATCATAATGGGCATGATGGAAGATCCTGAGGCAAATGCTGCCTGCTTCAGGCGAATAGGGAATACATTACAGGAGAGCGTTTTTGAACAGCTTATGTGGGCCATTGACGCTCTTGGTGTTGCGCATTTATGGAAAGCAAACCTATCTCCCTTAAGGATCACCTATATTCCCACAGGCCAGCGGATCATCTTCAGAGGATGTGATGATCCTAATAAATCCAAGTCCATCAAGCTAAGGCATGGCTATTTCAAGTACATCTGGTATGAAGAGAGAGCTGAGTTTGAAGGGGATGAGGATGAGAGAAAGATAAATCAGTCTCTTATGAGAGGCGGAAATAAATATGTAGTATTTTACTCTTGGAATCCGCCCAAGAGCCTCAACTCATGGGTGAATCAGGATGTACTACAGGTGAGGGAGGATACCCTGTGCAATCACTCCACATACCTCACTGTGCCAAAGAGCTGGCTTGGGGAGCAGTTTTATATTGAGGCAGCAGAGCTCAAGAAGAGGAAGATCCTTGCATATCGTAATGAGTACCTGGGAGAAGCAGTGGGTACCGGTGGCAAGGTATTTGATAATGTGGTCCTTAGAGAGATCAAGAATGAGGAGATTGCCATATTTGACAAGATCAAGCAGGGCCTTGATTTTGGATTTGCAGCAGATCCTCTTGCCTTCCTGAGGATGCATTACAACAAGAAGCTTCATAAGCTTTGGATATTTGGAGAAATCTACCAGGTAAATCTGAAAAACAGAGAGGTAGTGGCCAAAGTAAGAGCGCTCAATCCTGAGAATAAAATAATCACAGCTGACTCAGAAGAGCCAAGAAGTATAGCCACACTCAATGAGATGGGACTTAAGATCTTAGGAGCCAAAAAAGGACCTGGCTCTGTAGATTTTGGCATGGACTTCCTGGCCAATGAGATAGATGAGATCATAATTGATCCAGTCAGATGCCCAAACGCAGCCAGGGAATTTACAACCTATGAGCTGGAGAGGGATAAGAATGGCAATTTTAAAGGTGGATTCCCGGATAAGGATAACCACACCATAGATGCGTGCAGATATGCCCTGGAGGATGAGATGCTCCAGAGAAGAGCGCGTATCAAGAACAAGAAGGCAGCAGGCCTTAGATAGGAGTCAATATGTATAGATTTGCGTATCCTGCATCACAATATGATGAGCTTAATCTGGACAAAAATATAATCCTGACACTCATCATGAAGCATCACTCCATGATAGGAAGAAAAGTAAAATGCAAAGAGTATTATGACGGAATCCATGAGATCCTTTCCAGGGAGAGGCAGGATGGACTGCCTAATGCCAAGGTGGTATGTAACCATGCAAAGGACATCACGGACACTGCCACAGGTTACTTCATGGGCAATCCCATAACCTACTCCAATACAGATGATGCTGACATAGAGCCACTCCTCTCTGCATTTGATGATGCAGATGTGGATGAGGTAGATGCAGATAATGCCCAGGATATGTCTATATATGGACTTGCCTATGAATATGTATATGCCAAGAAGGATGAATCAAAACCAGCGGTAAAAAACATTTCTCCCTTATCAACTTTTATAGTAGTAGATGACTCCATAGAGGAAAATGAGCTCTTTGGAGTCTACTACTACCCAATGAGAAATGATGCTAAGGACATAGTGACATGGGTGGCAACAGTCTCAACACAGAATTATAAGTATGTGCTGAGCATCATCAATGATCCAAACACAAAACAGGTGGTAACAGAGACGCCTGAGCCTCATTACTTTGGAGGCATACAGATAATTGAATATCTCAACAATAAAGAGGGGATTGGTGACTTTGAGCAGCAGATCCCCTTAATTGATGCCTATAACGCTCTCATGAGTGACAGGGTAACAGACAAGGACCAGTTTATTGATGCCATCCTGGTGCTCTATGGAGCCATCATGGGAGATGATACGGAAGAGACCAAGAAAGCCCAGGAGGAGCTCAGGCAGAAAAAGCTCTTGGAGCTCCCACCGGATGCCAAGGCAGAATATCTTACCAGGGCACTTGATGAGAATGGTGCTGAGGTACTCAGAAAGGCACTGAAGGAAGATATCTATAATTTCTCTCACGTGCCAAACCTCACAGATGAGAATTTTGCGGGCAATACATCAGGAGTGGCCATGGAATACAAGCTCCTTGGTCTTGAGATGATTACAAAGGTAAAGGAGAGGTATTACAGAAAAGGCCTCCAGAAGAGGATGATACTCTTTTGCAATTACCTGAACATGCAGGCCATAGCTCAGGATGCCTCCAGCGTGATCCCTACATTCTCAAGATCACTTCCAAAGAATCTCCAGGAGCTTGCAGCTACGCTCTCCACTATGAAGGACTTTGTATCAATGAAGACTCTCATCAAGCAGATTCCTTTTGTAGAGGATCCTGACCAGGAGCTTGAAGTGGTAAAGGAAGAGAAGGCTGAGGCTGTAAGGCAGCAGCAGGAATTATTTGCCCAGGGAGCAAATACTCCTCCAGAAGATGAAGAGCCGGAAGAGGAGACCAAAGAGGAAGAGAAGGAGCCTGAGCAGAAAGAAGAGGAATAATGCATGAGTTACTGGGAGAAGCGTAAAGAGCATGATATGTATGAAGCCATGAAAAGCGCAGAAGAGACCTCCCAGGAGATTGCAGAGATATATGCCAGGGCATCAAGGGAGCTTAATTACCAGATATCAAAGATTTATGAGAGATACAGAGACAAGTACGACATGACAGATGAGGAAGCCTTAAGGCTCCTCAATGCCATGAAGGATCCTGCTGATATAAATGAGCTCAAGATGAAGCTTCAGGGACTTGAAGGAGAAGCTGCCAAAGAGATCCTTAAGGAGCTTGAGAGCCCTGCATACCGCGCTCGGATAAAGAGGCTTGAGAATCTCCAGGATGAAATAGACCGGAAGATGAAAGAAGTCTATAAGCAGGAAAAGAAGATCTCCACAGATCATTATATTGACCAATACCAGCAGTCATATTACAGAGAGATCTTTGATACTAAGAAAATGACCGGACTGGATTTCTCTTTTAGCAAAGTGGATCCCAAGAGGCTTGACAAGGTCCTTCATTCAAATTGGAGTGGAGCAAACTACTCCAAGAGAATATGGAATAACACAGAGGAGCTTGCAGAGGATCTTAAGAAAGAAATCTCCCTGGCTTACCTCACTGGCAAGGCCGAGAGGGACATAGCTCATGATATCGCTCTGAAATATGCCACAGGAGCATCAAATGCCAGGAGGCTTGTCAGAACAGAGTCAGCATATATATCTGGCCAGGCACAGGCAGCAGCTGATGAGGAATGTGGTATTGATAAATATAGGATTGTGGCCACACTTGACCTGAGGACCTCCAAGATATGTCAGGAGATGGATGGCAAGGAATTTGCCTACAAGGATATGAAGGTGGGAGAAAATTATCCGCCTTTCCATCCATATTGTAGGACCACAGTAATATCTGTGCTGGATGACCAGGACCTTGATGTGCTCCAAAGGCGTGCAAGAGATCCTGAGACCGGAAAGAATAAAACATTTCCTGCCAGCATGACATACAAAGAATGGTATGCCCAGGAAGTAGAGGGCAAAGGCGTGGGACAAAGTACAGACAATGTTCCACAGGAGCCCAAGAAGCCAGAAGTGTCTGAAGAGACCAGGCAGCAGATGGCTGAGAGGCGCAAGCAAAGAGCAGCAGAGAGAGCTGCAAAACAAGCCTCCGTACCTACAAATAAGCAAGGGCAGGAGATAGAATTTGACCTGCCTGCTAATATTGCAGATGAAGATAGACGTAAGAGAGCCATAGCAAGGAATGAGAAGATTAAGGAGCTCATCACCAATATGGCAAATGAATACGATACCAATCTTACAAAGGTAAAACGAGGAGCCGAGAAGGCAGCAGGTGAGGTTGATTTGGCCGGCGTTATGGGACTATCAGACTCTCATCCTGAGACTGTGCTCCATGAGTTTGCTCATTCTATGGCATCAACTGACAGGATCAAGGTAGAGCTTGCAGATGATAAAGAGAAAGAGTTTATGAAGGAACTCAAGAAGATCAGGAAGAGATATGAGGACGCACGTGCTAAAGATCCAAAGATTTCCATAAGCGCCTATTCACATCACAGCCTTGATGAGTTTTATGCAGAAGCTTTCTCTCATGCCAAGATGAAGCAGCTTGGGTTTGATAAGCCCTGGGGATATGGGGATGATTATACCTTCTCTGATGAAGTGCTTGAGCTTACAGATAAGTACTTCAAGAAAAGTGAATTCATCAATAAAACTAAGAAGAGCATTAAAATTGCAGGAAGCTCAGGACAACCAGATGAAATAATTGAGAAAGCGATAAAGAACAGCAGCACTATTGAAGAGGCGGAAGCATTTATCAAGGACTTCATAGATGAGACTCAATGGATGGCAACAGGAGTATCATATGAAGGAGTAGAAGTGGAGACTGCCAATATAGTAAACAAATCAGTGGCCTCATGGTATAATCAGTTTAAAGTAAACAAGCTTGGTGGAATAATTGCTCCAGCAGGCAATACTAAAGATGGCAGAGCCATAGCAAATGCAGCAGCAGCGTACCATCCTATTAAAAACAGCCTATACCTTAATAGGAAAAGCATGAAAAATGTTAAAACTTTCATGAAAGATCTGGAAGAGGAGCAGAAACTTGTAAAAGAATTTTTACAGAATGAGGCTGCTTTTGATAGATCGAAGATGAGCGCGAGAGCGTGGAATTGCCTAGTAAACTCTAAAGTTTCTGGAAGAGCAAAAGTTGCAGAAACAATGGAAGATGTTATCAATCATGAGCTAGGGCATGGCCTAGAGAGATATGTTTATAAGCATAACAACTGGCAAAAAGCTTTCTCAAACATGAAAAAATATGCTCCACAGGTTTCCGGATACGCATGTGATGGAGAGGATGAGTATATTGCAGAAAGTTTCTGCTCATATATGAAGGGCGAAAAGAAAATTGATCCTGAACTTGAGAAGATCTTTGATGATCTAAGGAGATAAGATGCTTAAAGAGCTACCTGAAGAAATGAAAAATGATCCAGTAGATAAAGAGCTCAAAGTTGACCATTGGCTTCATAAGGTCATAAAAGAGGATCAGGAACAGGATAAAGAAAAAACTGAGAAAAAATAAAAAGGACCTTGCAAAAGAGCATGGTCCTTTTAATATGCCAGGAGGGGAATATGGATGAAGCTATAATCCACACCAAGCACGTATCACTATACATAAGCACCTATCAGATGGGGCTGGCCATTACAGCAGTCCCAAGCCACAAGGCATTATACATAATGCTTGGGATATTTGAATTTGAGATACTATTTGGAGACAGATGGTAATAAAGCACTTGCCTAAAGGCGAGTGCTTTTAATATGCATAAAAGGAGGATAAGCTAGTGGATTTTGGACAGGCAATTACACTGATGAAGGAAGGAAAGAGATGCCAGAGGGCAGGGTGGAATGGCAAGAATCAATATATTGAGCTTGCTACAGCAATCTCCTACAAGAACACAAGAGGAGAGATCATCAATGCTGAGCATGTATCAATTGGCAATAAGGCTATTGCCTTTGTAGGGACTTCAGGAGTGCAGATGGGGTGGCTTGCATCCCAGGCTGATATGCTGGCTGAAGATTGGCAGGTAGTGGAATAGGAGGAAATATGGACGAAAAGGCACTACAGATTGTAAGAGACTATATTTTCAAGCATATTGACAAGACGGATCCTTGGCCTGAGTTTGATGTTTATACAGTATGGAAAGCCAAGGCGCTTCAAAATTGGAAGTATCTCATATCATCCACGCTCTTTGACGGAATGTATTATGAGCTCACTTACAACGGGGATAGAAAAGAGTGGTACCTGGATGCTTACAAAAAGTTTGAAAATATTGTTATACCAGACTAAAAGGAAACGATATGGATGATCTGATGGAGCACACATGTGCCCAGTGCAAATATTACACTCAGGAGCATATGGTGATCTGGGGAAAACTGGCAATCAAATTTAATAAATGCAACAAGCTCTCAGTGGAAGGAGCAATCCAATATAGTTTAGAGGATAGCAACTGCCAGTACTGGGAGCCAAAAGAATAAAGGTATCATTAAGGGCTGTGCCACAGGCATGGCTCTTTTTGTATATAAAAAACTACAAACCAAAGTGAATCTGTGGGGCCTAAGGGCAATGCAGGGGCAAGGAGGAAAAATGAGTAACAAAAAGATGTTGAACATGATGCCATTGAATTTGCAGTTTTTTGCAGAAGGTGATGGTGGATCCCAGGGAGGAGATGCTGGCACTGGAGCAGGAACTGGAGAAGCAGGAGCAGGTGAGGGAGCTGCTGGGGCAGCAGGCGCTGAGACCGGGAAGAGCTTTGAGGATGTCCTCAAGGATCCCAAGATGCAATCAGAATTTGATAAGCGCGTGGCCAAGGCTCTTGAGACAAGCAGAGCCAAGATGGAGACGGAGATTGCAGAAAAGATTGCAGCAGCGAAGACGGAGGCTGAAAAGCTTGCCAAGATGAATGCTGAGCAGAAGGCCCAGTATGAGCAGCAAAAGAGAGAGACAGAGCTGGCAGCCAGGGAGGCTGAGATAACAAAAAGAGAGTTATCTGCCACAGCAAAGGAGACTCTTGTAGAGAAAGGCTTGCCCATACAGCTTGCAGATATTCTCAATTATTCAAGTGCAGAGGATTGTAAGACATCAATTGAAGCAGTAGAAAAGGCTTTCACGGAAGCGGTGCAGAAGTCCGTGGATGAAAAGCTTAAGGGTGGGAATCCCATAAAGAAAGCACCGGCAACAGGTAAGGTCTTCACAAAGGAGGAGCTTGCAAAGATGACTCCTGAGGAGATCAACCAAAACTGGGATGCTGTACAGGCATCCATGAAAGGCCTATAAGGCAGAAAGAAAGAGGTATACAAAATGAGTGTAGCTAATTTTATCCCTACCATTTGGAGTGCAAGACTTCTTGAGCACCTTGACAAGGCACATGTGTATGCAGGCCTTGTAAACAGAGACTACGAAGGAGAGATCAAGAATTTTGGTGATACTGTAAAGATCAACCAGATTGGTGATGTAACCATCAAGAATTACACACCTGGCCAGGACATTGCAGATCCTGATGATCTTTCTGGAGACCAGGTTATACTGGAAATTGACCAGGGCAAGTACTTCAACTTTGCCATTGATGATGTTGATCATGCACAGGTTAATCCTAAGCTCATGGATGCAGCAATGCAGAGAGCAGCTTACGGAATGAATGATGTCACAGACGCTTACCTTGCAGGCCTTATGGCAGTAGGTGCTCACAATGCAGGCAATGGCCTTGGAAGTGACGCATCTCCTCTTGTACCTACAGCATCAGATGCTTATGACATGCTTGTAGACCTTGCAACAGACCTCACAGAGAAGAGTGTGCCTACAGCAGGCAGATGGGCAGTAGTACCTGCATGGTTCCATGGCCTCCTTCTCAAGGATCAGAGATTTGTAGGCAATGGTACTGACTACAACAAGGCTCTCATTGAGGGTGGTGAAGTTGGTGCAGCAGCAGGCTTCAAGATCTTCCTTTCCAACAATGTGCCTAATGCAAGCTCTAAGAAGTACAAGATCATTGGCGGAACAAACGCCGGTGCAACATTTGCAGAGCAGATCCTCAAGACAGAGGCATACAGACCTGAGAAGAGATTCTCTGATGCTGTTAAGGGCCTTCATGTTTACGGCGCTAAGGTGGCTCAGAAGGATGCACTTTCAGTGCTCACAGTAAACAAGGCCTCAAGCGTATCTGCTTGAGCATAAATAGGAGGTAAGCCAACATGTTCATCAAGAATTTAAAAACCGGAATGATCCATGAGATCCTCAATGAGGATGTGATAGCTCAGTGCTCAAAGGATGACAACTATATTGTCAAGAAGACCAGAGAGGAGCTGGATGCCACACCTATTGAGAAGGAGCCCAAGGAGGTACCTGAGGAGATTGAAGAGCCCAAAGAGGCAGCTGAAGCTCCCACAGAGCCTGAGAAAGCACCGGATTATTCCACACTGACTGTGAAGGAGCTTAGAGAGATCGCTAAGGATAAGGGCATCCAGGGATATAAGAATATGAACAAGGATACTCTCATAGCGGTAATCGAAGCACACTGATACCGGAGGGAATCATGACAGATCTGGATATCTTAAAAACCATGACAGGAAGCTCTGATGAGGAGCTCTTGACAGCACTCCTCCAGGTAGCGGAGGAGGAAATCCTGTCACAGACAAACAGGACAGTGCTCAATGATAATCTGAAGCCTTATGTAAGGAAGTGGGCTCTTATAGCCTATAACCGACTGGGTACAGAAGGAGAAGTATCAAGGAGTGAGGGAGGTATCTCAAGCTCTTTTGCGGAAGTCCCTGTTGATATCCTTAAGGCCATTCAGAATAACAGATTAGCGAGGGTTGGCGGACATGCGTATGAGACGGAGCCAGATAAGGAAAGTGAATCTGAGGAGACGCCTAGTGTCTAAGACCAGCGAAGGAAGCCCACTTGTGACATGGGATGATCCCATTGAGCTTGAGGCTATAATATGGCAGGCTTCCGGTGCTGTGCAGGCTGCTCAGTATGGTGAGAAGCTTTCCTATATCAAAAATATGGAATACCAGGGAGAAGAGGCCATCAAGGAAAATGATGGCATATGCATCTATGTGGAGGGTACAGAAAAACCTGATTACAGGGTATCATCCATCAATCCTGATGTATCTCCCAAGCTGTATGTATTGGAGAAGATCAATGGCTGAACATATTATTGGTATGAACTCACTTGATTCAAAATTGAATAATTTGCAGGATCTATCAGGGGCACTTGAGAAGGTAATCGGACGAGAAATCAGAAGAGTACGCAACTCAGCAGTGCTCCTGTGCCCTGTAAACCATGGGGAGCTGAGGCAATCCATAAATACCATGGTAGAGCGTGAGGGAGATACCATTATAGGCACGTGCTACACAAATAATGAGCACGCCGGTTATGTTGAGTTTGGTACAGGTCCTAAAGGGGCAGCAGATCACCAGGGAATCTCTCCACTTGTGCAGCCATCCTATGTGTATGAGGCCTGGTGGTTTCCAGGGGATAATATCCCACCAAGTGATGCAGAGATGTATCACTGGCCAAAGTTTGTGACTGAGGAAGGAAAGATATTATACCGGACAAACGGACAGCCAGCGCAGCCATACATGTATCCGGCGCTCAAGCAGAATGAGCCTACCATACTGGCCAATATCAAGAGCGCTCTTCAGAGCGATATAAGAAATGAGGGTAGTTAATGATAAACGTAAAGGATGAGGTATATGCAGCACTTACTTCTGAGGAAATGCAGGAGATCACCGAAAATGTGAGTGACGGATATCCAAAAGAGTGGGCAGTCCTTCCTGCCATAGAGTATACAGAGGAAGACAACTCGGTATATGAATGGACCAGTGAGGGAGAGGAGAAATCGCATCTGCTCTACAGAGTGGATATCTGGAATAACACAAGCACATCCCAGGCAGCGCTTGCAGTGGATAAAGCGCTCAGTGCTCTTGGCCTGAGGAGAAAGCAATGTAATGATGTGGAAGATCCAACCGGATTGAAGCACAAAGTAATGAGATATGAGGGGATTATTGATGTCAATAGTCGCTTTGTATACAACAATTAAGGAGGAAAAGACATGTTAGCTAATGGTATTAAGCTGGGCTATAGCACTTCCAAGAATGGAAGCTACACAGACCTTGAGGGACTCAAAGAAGTACCTGAGATGGGTGTTGAGCCTGAGAAGGTAGAAAACACCTGCTTGTCAGACTCTGTAAAGCAGTATGAGTTTGGTATTGGAGATGCAGGAGATCTTACTTACAAGTTTAAGTATGAAAACTCCAAGTCAACATCTCCTTACCGCGTCATGAGAGCATACCAGGCAAGTAAGACTGTGCTCTACTTCAGAGAGACTCTTCCTGATGGCACACTCTATGACTACGCAGCACAGGTATCTGTAAAGAGATCTGGCGGAGCTGTAAATGGTGTGCTTGAGTTTGATCTCAACATGGCACTTCAGAGCGAGATTGAAGTAACAGATCCATCAACATCAGCATGATAATCGGAGGGTAATTAAAATATGGGTAAAGAACACAATTTCACCAATATGGTAGACGCTGCCAACGAAGCAGAGCAGGAAAATGAAGTAGTAGATTTTGCAGAGGCAAAGAAAGAGGCTGAAGATAAGCCAAAGAGAAAGCCTTTTGCTATCTGGGAAGTGGATGGAAAGCAGTACAAGCTTAAGCTTGATGTGACCAAGATCCTTGAGCTTGAAGCAAAGTACAAGACCAATCTCATCAATATCATGGGATCAGGTGATGAAGGAATGCCAGCGCTGGCAGTTATGCTTGACATCACTCATGCAGCGCTTACAAAGTACCATCATGGAATTACAAAGAGTGTTGTTAATGAGCTTTTTGCCAAGTATATGGCAGATGGTGGCTCCCAGCTTGAGTTTTATATGTCCACATACATGGAGATATTTGCGGTAAGCGGTTTTTTCTCCGCCAACATGACAGAGAAGATGACAGAGGCCATGAACGAAGCAAAAACAGACACTCTGTAGATCCTGAGACAGTAACAGAGTTTATTCAGGGACTGTATCCAACATTTTTAGATGCTGGGTGCAGTCCTAATTTATTTTGGAATCTCAGCATAGCGGAGATCATGGATATCATAGAGGCTTATGCAAGGCAAAGAGAGCATGAGCAGGAATCAAGGAAAGCCCAGCTTAAAGATGAGGTTATATGTCTTTATAATCAGGCGCTCCAGATATCCAACATGATTGCATCTTCAATGGACAGCAAAGTAACAGTGAGAAAGCTCAGTGAGTATTACCCTGAGATGTTCAAAGAAGATGAAGATACAGATTTCACCAATGACAATGAAAACAAGCTCTCCCTTGAGATGCAGATCTACAAGGCCAATATGGATGATTTCATATTCAGGCATAACCTGGCCATGAGGCAGAAGAGAGAGCAGAAAGGTGAAAACAATGGAAGGAATGACACTGGAAAAGCTGAAGGTCATAATAGAGGCCTCAACGAAGCAGTACCAGCAGGCAATGAAGCAGGTCCAGAATCAGACCAAGCAGACAGCCAAGGTGGTGGAAGCTCAGACCAGTAAGATCAAGGCTGCCTTTTCAAAGGTAGGCAAGATTATTGGCGCTGCTCTTTCAGTGGCTGCCCTTGTAAGATTTGGAAAGAGCTGCATTGAGCTTGGAAGTGCTCTGGCAGAAGTCCAGAATGTGGTGGATGTAACCTTTGGAGACATGGCAGACGATATAAACCAATTTGCCAAGGATGCCCTGGAGCAGTTTGGCCTTTCAGAGACCACAGCTAAGAAATTCACATCTACCCTTGGGGCAATGCTTAAGAGCATGAAGTTTTCTACCAAGGAAGCTGCTGAAATGTCAAAGACAATGACAGGCCTGGCAGCAGATATGGCATCATTTTACAACCTTGATACAGAGGAAGCTTTTAATAAGATCAGGGCAGGAATATCCGGTGAGACGGAGCCACTTAAGCAGCTTGGAATCAATCTGTCTGTGGCCAATCTTGAGGAATATGCTCTCTCTCAGGGTATTACAAAGTCATACAATGCCATGACACAGCAGGAGCAGGCACTCCTTAGGTATAACTACCTTTTGCAGGTGACTGCTGATGCTCAGGGAGACTTTGCGCGCACATCTGATGGATGGGCAAACCAGATCAGGATACTCGCAGAGAGATGGAATGCTCTTAAGGCAGCTATAGGCCAGGGACTTATAGCAGTGCTCACTCCAGTGGTAAGGGTACTCAATATTCTGCTTGAGAAGATCCTCCAGGTGACAAATGCCTTCTCTGCAATGATTGCCAAGATCACAGGCAAGTCACAGAAGACACAGACATCTGTGGGAGGCATAGGCACAAGCCTGGGCACAGCCTCAGACAAGGCGGAAGATCTTAAAACGGAGACAACCAAGGCAGGAGGCGCTGCCAAGAAGGCCAAGAAGGAGTACTCTGGACTGGCCAGCTTTGATGAGATCCACAACCTTCAGAAAGGCACTGATACATCAGATTCAGGCTCTGGAGGAGGCGCCGGGGCAGGTGGCCTTGATGATTCCATAGTAGATGCAGCAGGAGCTGTGGATGATGGACTTAATCCGGCACTGGATGGCCTCATAAACAGACTCAAGGAGCTCTGGGAGCTCTTTAAGAATGGATTCAAGGATGGCCTGGGGGATGTAAATCTGGAGCCTCTTAAGGCAGCTATACAGGGAATCAAGGACAGCCTTAAGGAGATATGGGAAGATCCAAGAGTGCAGAAAGCATTTCATGATTGGTGTGATGCTATTGCCTACAATTTGGGAGTGGTAGCAGGATCCATGGCATCCATAGGCATCACTATTGCAACTAACCTGGTAGGAGGCCTCAATAAGTACCTGGACCAGAACAAGGAAAGGATCAAGCTGTGGCTTGTGGATGTATTTGATATCACAGCTGAGATTGCCAGGATAAGAGGCAACCTTTGGAAGGCACTAGCAGATATCTTCTCTGTATTTGGAGAGGATACCGGGCAGCAGGTGACAGCCAACATCATAGGCATATTTGCTGATGCATTTATGGGGCTCACAACACTCTTCTTGAAGTTTGAAAGAGACCTTGAGCTTATGTTCTATAAGCCTATATGGGATAACAAGGCCAAGATCAAGGAAACGCTCAGAGGCATCCTGGAGGTATTTGAGTCAGTCACCGGATCCATCAAGGAAGTGGTAGATAATACCATGGATAAGGCCAATGAGGTATATGATTCCAAGATCAAGCCGGTTATGGACAGCATAACAAGAGGATTGTCTGATACAGTGGGCAAATTCTTTGATATGTGGAATTCCAGGATCAAGCCTGTATTGGATGATCTGGCCAAGAAGTTTGATGATCTGATGGATAATCACATCCAGCCAATGATTGACAGCTTCCTTGAGCTCATAGGGACCATAGCTGAAGAGCTTGGCGGATTCTATAATGATGTGCTCAAGCCTATGATGGACTGGGTAGTAGAGAATATTATCCCGGTCATTGCAGATTTTGTGGGCGGAGCGCTCAGTGTACTTATGGATGCCCTGGGATGGTTGGCGGACAGGATCAGAGATCTTAATAACTGGCTGAATGAGCACAGAGCTGTGCTTGAGGTAATCATTACTGTAGTCGGTGCCATAGCAGCAGCCATTGCCATTGTGCAGGGAGTTATAGCAGCATTTACGGGCATCATGGCAACAGTATCCGCGGTTATTTCAGGAGTGGCAGGTGCCTTTGCAGCAGTAAAAGCAGCTATTCTTGCCATAGTGGCAGCAGTCACATCACCTATAGGTATTATTGTGGCCATCATAGCAGCAGTAATTGCCATAGGCGTGCTCTTATACAGACACTGGGATGAGGTTAAGGCCTTTGCGATAAAAGCATGGGATGCAATAAAGACAGCAGTACAGACAGCTATGGATAATGTGAGCAATACCATCAGCAATGTTACCCAGTCAATCAAAAACACCTGGGATAATGTCTGGACTGCAATATCTACCTTCTTTTCCAATATCTGGAATGCTATTTATACCCTGATTATGACAGTATGGAATAACATCAAGAATTTTATCAATACAACATTGAACACCATACAAACCATAATCAATACTGTACTCAATGCGATAAATAATATCTTTACTACCATATGGAATGCGATATATTCACTTGTCATGACCATATGGAACAACATCAAGAATTTTATCAATACAACAATCAATACCATTCAGAACATCATCAACACTGTTTTGAATACAATAAAGACCATCTTCACAAACATTTGGAATGCCATTTACACTCTGGTGCAGACTGTTTGGAATAACATGAAGACCTTCATAAGCAATACCATCAATACTATTAGCACTACCATCAGCACAGTGCTAAACAGCATAAAGAACACCTTCAGTAATATCTGGAATGCCATCTACACAACTGTTAGCACCATCATCAATAACATGAAGGATAGCATCTCTAATACGATAAACAGCATCAAGAGCACCTGGGAATCCGTATGGGGAAGCATGAAGAGCTTTGTTATTGATGCATTTAATGGCATGTGGGGAGGCGTAAAAGGTATCATCAACTCCATGATTGGCGGAATTGAGTCTATGGCCAATAGCGTCATAAGAGGAATCAATAAGATTATTGAGGCAGCCAATGCTGTGGGTGATCTTGTTGGCATTGAGGTAGGCTATGTGAATGAGGTAAGCCTCCCAAGACTTGCAAAAGGAGGTATCATTGACAGCCCTATGTTTGCGGAAATCGGTGAGAATGGCCGTGAGGCTGTAGTACCACTTGAGAAAAACACAGGCTGGATGGATAACCTTGCAGCACGCCTGGGAGAGATCATGGCTGTGAATATGCAGGAGATGAATGGTAGAGAGCAGATGCAGACCATCAACACTGTAGTGAAGCTTGATACCAAGACTCTTGTAGAGCAGACAGATCAGTACAGACAGAGAAGAGGCTATCAGATGGCCACAACATAAGGAGGGTAGATCATGGCATCAAAATATACAGGTATTCTGGTGGTCAATGGGATTACCCTCCCTGATCCATCAGAAATGAAGCAGAGTGATTATGATATCTCTGATTCAGAAAGAAATGCAAAGGGCAAGATGGTGGCTCAGATGATACGTGAGAATGTCCACAAGCTTGAGTGCAAGTGGAAGATCTTAAGACCGGAAGAGTATGCTGCAATAAGGAGTGCCATCTCAGGGAGTTTTGGCCTGAGCGTGAGCTATTATGTGGCAGACAAAGGATCAATGAGCCAGCTTGAGATGTATGCAGGAGATAGGACTACGCCAGTATATACACTCTCAGAGGGCCAGCCGGTATACAAGGATTTTAGTGTGAATTTCATAGAGATGTAAGGAGGGACTCATGCAATATGTAAGCAATGAATACAAAGAGGCCATGAGTCAGCCATTAAGAAAGATCACATACATGAGGATATCCCTGGGACTTATTAATCAGGATGCCCAGGCATCCGCCCAGGTGATATCAGGTCCATTCACGTATTATGCAGACATTCAGAAGCCTCTTTTAACAGAAAGAGTATCAAAGGTATATGCCACACTTGAGAATGATTTTGGAAGAGTGGACAGAAGCCAGTATTTTTTACCGCGCCAGGGCAGCAGGCTTGACCTGTACAATCAGGGAATAGTCACAGAGGAGCTGTGTGGCCTGGGAGATGAGCCATGTGTATATATCATTTTTGGCATGGCAGATCCCCTGGACATAAAGGGCATCACCCTGGAGCTTGGCGAGTGTTATCCATCAAAACTACGTATTGAGACGGATGAGGAAGACAACATCTATGATGTGACAGGTCCTAAGTTTGAGACAGAGGACACATTCAATAACACCACATTCATAAAGATCTATGCTGAGGAGATGGTCAACGATATAGGCAGACTCAGGATCAACAATATTACATTTGGCCTGGGTATTGTCTTTGAAAATGACAAGATCATCAGCACTGAGTTTAAGGGTACCATATCGCCGGTATCTGAGGGGCTTCCTTCCATAGACTTCAATATGCAGATTGAGAACATGGATAGATACTACAATGTGGACAATGAGGACAGTGCTATCAACTATATGGAGACCGGGCAGAAGGTCACACTATTTTATGGCCAGACACTTGAGAATAATTCCATAGAGTGGGTAAAAGGTGGCACGCTCTACATGAAGGAATGGAAAGCGGATGATAAGACTGCAAACTTTGAAGCTGTAGATGTCTTCCAGTACATGAATGATGATTACAAGAAAGGCAAATACAGACCTGAGGGCATTACCCTCTATGATCTTGCAGAGGATGTCTTTGAGGATGCAGGAGTGGATCCTGAGACCTATTGGATTGATCCATACCTTAGGACCATCACAGTATATAATCCTCTTCCTACAGTAAAGCATAAGGAGTGCTTGCAGCTGATTGCAAACGCTGCCAGATCGGTAATCTTCCAGTCAAGAGAGGGCATAATTATGATTAAGTCATCTTTTGAGCCTGAGAAGAGCGTAGCAGCCAATCAGGTAGCAGAGTATGGATCTGTGGAGCACCTTCTTGAGGGAGATGATTACAACGAGTATGCATCCTTTGAGCAGGAATATGGCAAAGTAGACCGGTCACAATTCTTTATTCCAAGAGGGCATGGTCCATTTATTGATGTGGGATATGTGAGTGAGTCCATAAGCGGAGCAGATGGCACCTTCTCAAGCAATCCTATAATCACGCTCACCATGGAATCCGCGTACACGTTTTACAATCTTACTCTTTTATTTGGCAGCATCCAGCCGGTGGAGTTTATAGTGACCACCTACAATGATGGTGTCAAAAAGAAGAGCTTCAAGTCAAAGGGTATCAGCGAGAAGACCATTGTATATTATGACTTCATAGACACTGACAAGATCACCATAGAATTTACAAAGGGCAAGCCTCACAACAGAATCCATCTTAAGAGGATTGTCTTTGGTGAGCAGTCTGATTACCACATCACCTATGAGGATCTCTTTAAAACTCCTGTAGGCACCAAGCTGGAGAAGATCAAGGAACTCAGGGTAGTAAGGACCATATACACGCCGGGCACAGAGCTCAAGGACCTCACAACAGAAGAGAAGACGCTTGAGGCAAATGTCCAGGCAGAATATGAGATCAGTTTTGCCCAGGCAGTGCATAACCTGAGTGTGGTAACAACCATTGAAAATGTGGAAGTGGATTATGGAGCCACAATCACAGAATCCTCTTCATACTGGTGCAAAGTGAAGATAACAAGGCCTCCTGCTTCAGATACTGATGTGACCATGACCATAAAAGGCTATGAGTACAATATCAGTACCATTCTGGAGCCAATCACTTTGAATAATGCCGGAAGCATCATGAGCTGGAATAATCCTCTTATAAGCTCCCTGGAGGAAGCAAAGGACCTTGCAGAGTGGATAGGTCTTTACTACAAGGGCGCCAATAAGTATGAGCTCAGCTACAGAGGGGATCCTATCCTTGATACCAATGATCTTGTATTCCTTGAGAGCCATTATGTGGATGATCTCATGATAAGGCTTGAAGAGGTAGGGCTTTCATTCTCTGGAAGCATAAAAGGAACTCTAGTGGGAAGGAGGAAGGTATAAATGCAGTGGCTCACACCTAAGACAGACTGGGATTATGAGATAGATTCCTCTGGAAACTACACAGGAGACCATTTCAATATCACCGACTACAACAGAATCAAGAATAATATTGAATACCTGGCATATGTGGCCAGGCAGTTTTGGCCGGTGGAGATCAGGAGCCTCCCGGATAAGACCTATGAGGAATATGCTTATGCTGATGAGATCAATCAGCTCTCAGACAACCTGGATGCAATAAACGAATATGTAAACTGTGTGATAGGCACCAAGACGGAATACTCCGCCAATGGTGCCTATATTGGTTATGAAGACCTCAACAGGATAGAGAGCGCCTGCCTGGCAATCTATACAGCTATGCAGCATCTTTATACAAGGTACAAGCACTTGCCATTCAGAGCAGGAGCCATGTACTGGCCTCATAAGAATCCAAGGATCCCAAGGCCATATGTACCACCAAAACAGAGGTTGCCTTTTGCACTGGGCACACGTTTTGGAGGACTGTACTATCCATTCAAGGCGCCTGCACCATACAAGGAGCCAGAGGTAATCACAGCAATAAGGCAGCTGCCATTCAGAAGCGGAGATATGTACTTCCCATTCAAGGATGCACAGATCCCAAGGCAGCAGGAGCCAGAAAAGCCAAGGCTTCCATACAGGACTGGCAGAGAATATTATCCATTCAAGCTGCCTAGACAACCCAAGCAAGTAAGAGCTCTGCCATATGTGCTTGGCAGAAGCTATTACCCATTTAAAACATTAAAGGAGGAAGAATGAAATGTCAGTATTAAAAACTAACTACAAGGATGATGTCATTGACAGCACCCAGGCAACAGACAGAAAGTTTGCTGAGGTAGACAATGGGGATGGCACCAACTCCTACAATGATGTCACACCATACTCCCAGGAAGGTGATGAGTATGGAGCAGAGCAGATCAACTATGAGAATATGCACTGCAATTATGCTATTGATGCAGCAGACAGGAAGTTTGATGGCAGGGACCTCACAGTAGCATTTGCTGAAGAGATCGCTGATTATGATGATGTCTGGAGATGGATCAAGGCAAGGATTGCATCACACAAGCTGGATGATATCCATGTAGGTGATTATATTCCTTTCTACATGGGATCATATGCAATTAAGGCAGAGGTTGGCGGAATCAATCCATACATTCACTGCACAGATCAGGAGCTTGCATGGCACATTGATTTCATCTCAAGAGACCTCTACCCTACAACAGTGCAGTGGAATACCACGAACAACAATAATGGTAATGCTAGTGAAAAGCATCCATATCTTGCATCCAACCTCAAGACTTTCCTTGATGGCCTTGTGTCAAGCCTTCCTGCTGGCCTTCAGGCTGTAATTGCAGAGAAGAGATACCTGATCCCTGAAAGATATTCCAATGGTGGCGCTGTAAATGATGATACAAGCTTCAGCTGGGGCAGCCTTGGAAAGCTTTGGGCATTGTTTGAGTCTGAAGTATTTGGAAGGACAGTATGGGAGACAAAGGGATATGGCTCAGCAGGTGCTGTACAGTACCCTATTTTTGCCAATAACTGGAAGAAGATTATAAAAGGTAATGGAGACGGAGGCGCGCGCGCCGCCTGGTGGCTTGCCTCTGTGTACAGTGGGAATTCCACGGGCGCCTGCTATGTTGGCGGCACCGGGAATGCCACCTACACCGGGGCATCCAACAGCGCTCGCGTGCCCATCTGCTTCCGAATCACGGAGTAATCCCAGAAAACTAATCACGCCACCCTCCAGTGGCGTGATAGCCAGAGAAAGTGTGAATTATGTCAAGCGTACTTCAAAGATTAAGAAAACCATCTCCTCTCAAGGTAGAGGACCACGCCCAAAAGATACAAGTAGAAGCTACGAGACTTGTATGGAATACCAACAATGTGCCTAAAGGTTGGAGGGACGTATTTGCTAAGCCCATGTGCATGAGGACCATAAATCTGATAGATCACATAGACAGGGCCAATGCAATCAAATGTAAAAATGAGGACAGACTGCAAAAGAGAAAAGATTACATTTTGCAGGCGCTTGGAGATCTCAAGAGCATGTATAAGCTTATAAACTATATGGCCAATACACTGCCAATAAACTGGAATAAGTTTGATACTCTTCTTAATCTTATGCTTGAGGAAAAGGAATACTTACAACACTGGTATGATTCTGCAAGGATAATTGAATAATGGTTATGCGCTGCACTTCGTTCACGCGCCAACTGGTGGCTTGCCTCTGTGTACAGTGGGAATTCCACTAACGCCTGCAATGTCAACAACAACGGGAATGCCAACAACAACGGGGCATCCAACAGCAATCGCGTGCCCATCTGATTCACTGTCGCATAAGATTTGACGTAGTACATCCTTGAGATGGAATCCTATATCTGACAGAGGAAGGAGTGCATGACCATCACTTAGAGTGTAAATTACTTCACCCTCCAGTAGTCCGCTGGAGGGTTTTATTTGGCATGGGTAGGCGGACGCTGCTTGCATGGTATGTGGTTTGCGCATATCCACATATTTCATGCCTACACCATAAGACAGATAGTAAGAAAGCGCAAAATTCTGTGCAAAGGAGATAAAGTGAGGACAAATTGACAAGTGAAGATAGACATAGGGCCAGAGATCAAAGACGTCGGGCACAGAGGGAGACCAGGAGAAAAGAGAAGATAGGAGCATATGACAGCTTCAAGAATATCTCTGATTACAACAATCTCCTCAAGGCATACAAAGATGCCAAGAAGGGCATAGCCTGGAAGACCTCAGTGCAGCGTTATGGCCTTGAGCTCACAGAAAATCTGTGCAAGATTCATAATAAGCTTGAGAATGAGGAATCTACCATAATGGGCTTTATTCCTTTTGATGTAATGGAAAGAGGAAAGCTGAGGCATATCATGAGCATCCATTTCAAGGAGAGAGTGGCACAGAAATCACTCTCCCAAAATGTGCTCACGCCTATAATCAGCAATGGCCTCATATATGACAATGGGGCTTGCAGGAAAGGGATGGGAATAAGCCACAGCATAAACAGACTGGAGAGACATCTCCATGAGCATTACAGGAAGTATGGCCAGGAGGGATATATCTTAAAGATAGATCTCAAGAATTACTTTGGCAGCATACCTCATGACAAGCTTAAGGAATTATACAGGAAGCACATCACAGATGAGAAAGTGCTTAGGTTGGCAGATGGTTATGTGGATTCTTTTGCTGAGCACAAAAGAAAAGAGGGGCTTCCTGAGGAGGAATGCCCTATAGGGCTGGGCCTTGGGAGTGAGATCAATCAGATCCTGGCTGTAGCATACCCGGATTCAATAGATCACTGGATCAAAGAGGTTAAGCGCTGCAAGAAATATGCCAGATATAATGATGACTCATACATAATCCATCCATCAAAGGAATTCCTTCAGGAGCTTCTTTCTGAGATCAGAGAGAGGTACAGAGAGCTTGGTATCAAGCTCAATGAAAAGAAGACCAAGATAGTGAAGCTATCAAGAGGCTTTACCTTCCTAAAGGTAAAATTTAATCTCACAAAGACCGGTAAGGTCATAAAGAGAATTTGCAGGCGGAGCATAACGGCTATGCGCAAGAAGATCAAGAAATTTGCGAGATTCTTTAGAGAGGGCAGGATGTCTTTTGTGGAGATCAGAAATTCTTATCAATCCTGGAGAGGCTATGCCAAGCACATGAACTCATTTAGGACAGTCCAGAATATGGACAGGCTATTTAATTCACTGTTTATCAATGATTTCGTATTAAAGGAGGTTTAAAACCATGGAAGAGAGAACAAGAGAGGAAATCTTAGCAGAGATCAACGGATATGAGCAGCTTCTTAAGGCTCAGGACTATATTGGCGTAAAGATCGCTGAAGGAAGGGCCACAGTGGCAGATTATGCTGAGGAGATTGCACAGGCTGATGAGTGGGCAGCAAAGACCAGAGAGCTCAGAGAAGAGCTTGAGGAAATGGATGCAGCAGAATAATCACACATGAGTGCAGGGGCTTTATGCCCTTGCATTCTGAAAGAAGGCAATATGAGCAGTCACCTAAAGATAATAGAGGACCTTGAAACTTTAAACGAGACTCAGGCACGTATCATTATAGCGCTCAGCACCAGACTTGCAGAGCTGGGAGAAGTAGATACCTTCCAGGATGAGATAAAGAAGGCAGATGATCTGTATAAGGAGGTTATGGGTGATTATGTGGATGGTATGCTGCCATACAAATAGGAGAGTATAAAAATGCTAGACTTCAGCGTTTTCACAACAATATTGGCTCTTTTAATATCAGCCATTGCATTATGGAGGAATATCAAAGGAGACACTAAGGGAGAAGGGGCCCAGGTATCTGAGATCTTGGTCAAGATGGAGCTGGTGCAATCAGACCTTAAAGAGATCAAGGCTGATTTCAAGGCTGAGATAAGGACACTCAAGGGAGATGTAGAAGCGCTTAAGGAGCGCATGATAGTAGTAGAGCAGAGCTGTAAGTCAGCTCACAAGAGGATAGATAATTTACATGGAGAACATCAGACGGAAGATTAAAAAGAAAAGGCTTCCGGCGCTGGATAAATATGTGATCTTTTCTCTCAGCGCGCTCATAGCCTTCACAATCACATCAATAGTGTACCAATTCATAACGGAGCAGGAGATGAGCCCTACGCTTATCACCTGCTTCTTTTCTGCATTTGGAGGAGAGCTTCTTATGCTCTGCCTCATAAAGCGCCTGAAGCTTAAAAAAGGATCAGAGGAAGGAGATACAGATAATGAAATGGCTGATTGAAAACTGGAGCCTGCTTATAGTGCTGGCAGTATTGATAATTCTTGTAGTCAGATTCATAAAGAAATTCAGTGAGCTGCCATCTGATGAGCAGATGGAGAAAATAAGGCAGTGGATGCTATTTGCAGTAATCCAGGCTGAGAAAGAGCTGGGAGGAGGTACCGGGCAGGTAAAACTCAGATATGTATATGATCTCTTCCTGGAGAGATTCCAGAGCCTGGCACCTGCAATCACCTTTGTAATGTTCTCTGATATGGTGGATGAAGCCCTGGAGAAGATGAGACACCTGCTAGAGACCAATAGCAAGGTCAAGGAGTATATAGAGGAGGGCAAAAATGAATGAGGTACTTGGTATTGACGTAAGCCATCACAATGGCCGGATTGACTGGGCAGCAGTCAGAAGAGATGGAAAGCAGTTTGCTATCCTCAAGTGCCAATATGAGGCACAGAGCCACAGGATAGATGAGACATTTGAGTACAACTACGCTCAGGCCGGCGCCAATGGTATGGCCAGAGGCGTATATATTTATATAGCCAGGGCATCCATGGCAGATCCTGAGCTTGATGCAAGATCCCTTTTAGGACACCTTAAGAGCAGGAAGCTGGAATATGGTATATGGCTGGACCTGGAAGACAAGACTGTTGAAGTTAAAGGCAAGGCCTACATCAGGCAGCTTGCATATACCTATGCCAACATCTTCAAGAAGGCTGGCTATTATGTGGGCATCTATTGTAATAGGGATTGGTATGTAAGGCTGATCCATGATGATCTGAAAAAAGATTTTGATTTCTGGATAGCGCGATATCCTAAGCATGATACAGGAATTTATGACAAGACATCAAGCCTTAAGCCTAGCGATTCAATAGCAGTGGCCTGGCAGTATTCCAGTAAGGGAAGAGTACCGGGTATAAATGGCAACTGTGATCTTGATGTGGACTATGATGGAGTAGTGAATCTCATAGCTGGCAGCAGGCCACAGAAGCAGGGCAATCCCTACACGCTCTCAAAGGTGAGTCTGACTATGGGATGTAAAGGGGAATCTGTTAAGTGGCTGCAATATGCTCTCAATGAACATGGAGCCAATCTGAATATAGATGGAGTATATGGAAAGCTGACTAAGCTGGCAGTGCTCCTCTATCAGAAAGACAATGGACTTGTGGCAGATGGTGTGGCTGGATCCAAGACAATAGAATCATTAAAGAAGTGAGATAGAGCCAGGGGACCTTGTTAGATCTCCTGGCTCTTTTGCGTTAAGCATTATTATAAGAAGAAATAAATCAATAAATAAGTCATACATTAAGTCATACATTTTTAAGTACCATCTTCAAGCCCAGTAAAATAGCGGTATTAAAATGTAAGACAAAATACATTGAAATGAAAACAAATAGCATAACCGTGGGATATACAGAGATTTTAGTCCATTTTCAAATCCCGCTTTCTCCGTT